TAAATTTATGTCTGGAGATTGGAAAAATAATAAATATTCTGCAAATAATTTAAGCCGAAACATTTTGTGGTAAAATTATTTAAGATAATTTGGTAATATTCATATTAGCTTTAAAATCAGCCCAAGACATTGCCAATCTTTTATCGAGTTGTTTTTTATCTACAGGTTGCAAAAAATTATAATTTGCTAGTTTTCCCTCATATCTATATTTATTTGCATTATCTTTTAATAATGCATTTTCATTTTCCTTTTTTGTAACATCTTTATTTCCTGCATTTTTTGCTGGAGCCGCAACTACTTCTTTTGTAACACTATTGTTGTAAGTCTTGAATTTTGCAAATACATCCTTTTTTGTATTTGCAGTATTGGTTTGCTTTTCGGGGTTTTTTGACTCTAATACTACATCTTGCACGGGTTCTTGTTTTTGCTTTTTCTTTTCTTCTGCAGCTTTTAGTTGTTCTTCCATATCAACATAAAGATTTTTGCATTTATAAGTTGTTACATATTTTCTTCCTACCACCTCTAAATAACGATATGGCATAGTTAAATCACTATAAAAAACAAAAGTTTCCTTTTTATTATCAAAAAACATTACCACATTTCCTAGAGGCGTATTTTCTATGACAATATTATTTTTTAAACCATCCAACTGCTCCTTTGTTAAATCTTCATTTGGTAAATTTCTGTATTCCTCCAAGTATTTATCCTCAAAACGCTTAGATTTTTTTTCTTCTCTCTTAGGTTCTTCTTTTTCATTATCATCATCAGAATCTGAATCTATTTGTTGATCACTTTGTCGAAAAAAATCATGCACAACATAAAAAAACTCTATTAATTTTTCTTTATTTGAACTATGTTGCGCAAGATATGCCAAATAAAAAAAATAACAAAAAAATGCAATTTGTGGTAAGTATGTATAATCCATTGGGCTAATATATTACAATATCGTGTATTTTTTAAATGTTTTTATTATCTATTTCTTTTTTTCGCATTTCAAACAATTCTTTAATGGATGATTGCATATCGGGAACTGGTAAAAGTTCATAAGTATTTTCTTCTGCGTCTGGATGTAAACGCACTAAACAAAGATGTGTTACTTTTTTGTCGTATTTTGATTCAATAATAGCTTTATATGTGTTTAATTGTAGCGAATAATGCCAGAAATTTGCATCTGCATACTGGCTAATACATTCTGTAATTGCATATTTATTATACTTGTTTACCATTGTAATTTCTTTAGAGCGTTTCCAGTCATAAATCATTAGAGTCCCGTCTGGATTTTCATATACCATATCGATGGAGCCGGCGAGTTTCAATTCTTCGTCATAAATCATCCATTCTGTTCGGTAAGGCTTTAAATCTGGAAAATCGCGAACAAAATCTGTAAAATATTTCCATTCAAGAGGTTTATTATCGTGGGTTTGATAATATTTTGAAAAATATGATGAATACAAATTAATGTGAGTGTATGGATAAGGAATAATGTCATTGTTCATAAAACATTCAATGTCAAAATGCATGTCAGTTCCGGCACCAGAAACAGATGCTCCATTATTAGTCCATTGTTGCTTTATTTGTTCAGGGGTCATGCCCCAATATTTATTTTCAGGATTCCAATTTTTTCCACGCATCATATTTTTAATGACAGCATTAGAATCAAACTTTGGAAAATGTGAATGATTCCATGTAGTTACGGACGTGTATTTAGAATCGGGGTCAGTTAAAATTGTATATTTATGACCGATTTCTTCAAACTGAATGTGAAGATCTCTTGGGTGAGAATTAAAAGTAGATAAAATAGGAAATAATGTTGGTTTAACGGACATCCTTTTGCTTTACTTGTATAAATGTAAAACAAAAGATTATTCAAAATCAATTTTATTTATGGATAAGTAAAAGATATTACAATTATACCAGAGTTTCCACTCTCGCCTGATCTTGGTTCTGAACCATTTCCATTTCCTCCCGCACCACCACCTCCAGTATTTGGAAATACATTTGATCCAGCTGGATATGTTGTTCCATAAGGTGTTGTATATGCTTGATTTTTATTTCCAGTAGTTCCAAATCCGCCGCTTCCACCACCACCTAAACCACCATCAGCACTTCCTCCACCAAAGTAAGACCCCCCTCCACCACATCCTCCAAAATAATACGAAGTTCCTGATATTGTGTATGAAGGGCCATCTGAACCAGCTACAGAGTTAGATGATAAATAGGTTCCTCCAGCGCCTCCACTACCACCAGACCAACCAGAGACTCCTCCTGATCCTCCAGCACTATTATTACCAGACCCACCTCCATTACCACCATAAATACTATAAAAAATAGTACCGCTAGAATTTTGAAATGTGCCACTAGTTGTTCCTCCCGTGCCACCTGATGTTGCTCCTCCCTCCCCAATAACTAAATTAGAAAATACATTACTTTGTGAAACTGATAATGTATATTGGCCAATATTTCCGCCTCCACCACCACCCCCACCATTTTTATAATTACTGCTTGATGCCCCGCCGCCACCGCCACCTCCAACTAAAGTAACTACAACATTACTTATAGGAAGATTAAATATAATAGTGTTGTCATTACTTGTGTCATTTTGTATACAACTAAGAGTATAAACTGATCCTGACTGCACTAACACAAAATTTTCTGAAGGAGAAAAGTAAACTGGGCCAGCATTAATATTTTGAAAAATGTATCTTAAGTCGCATTGCACAGAGTTATACATTGTAATGTAACTGGTATCATAGGATATTTGATCTTGTCCAAAAGTACCAGGGGTATTTGATACTTGAAAGAGTTGGTTTAAATCGTCACTATTAGAATCTTTAAAATTTGTAGTTGGACCTGGAGATGTTACTCGTCCTTTAAAAATAGTTGACAAATCTGCGCCATTTACACTAAAACCTGACATATATTATAGTAAAAGGTTAGTTTTATTTAATTCTAGGTAAAATTTCTGAGATTACATTTTTAACGTTTTGATTATCAGTTTTAAGATTATTTACTTGTTGTTTCAAATCTTGAATCTCTTTTACTAATAAACCAATTAAACCATTATAATTTAAACTTTGGTTTGTTTTTCCGTCCTTTTCTCCGCTTACTAGGTAAGGAAAAAACTCCTGAACTTCATGTGCTATAAATCCTATATCTTGTTTTTTTGTTAATTTATTTTGATATGTAACTGGTCTTAAATTATCCACATTAAAAGTTCCATTTAATAGACTAACATTTTCTTTAATTCGGTAATCAGAAGAAGAATTAAATGATGATGCGGTAACAGAAGCTGCAGTGGTAACGCTTGTTACCGATGAGTTTCCTAAAACAATTTGGTTTGATGCTGTAATTGTAGCTCCGTTTCCTAATGCTGTTGAATTTGACACTTCAGTTGTCCCATCTCCGCAATTTGCACCATTACCAATAAACGTATTATTACTTCCTGTTTTATTTCCATAATCATCAAAACTAGAAGTGATTCCGGCATAAAATCCAATACCTACATTATTAGAGCCTGTTGTATTCGTGTATAAAGCATAAGCTCCCAATGAAACATTTTGAGTTCCTGATGTATTTTCATTTGATGTTTTGTATCCAATTGCTGTATTATTGTCTGAAGAATTACTAAACAATGAATCTTTTCCAATTGCAACGCAATAATTTCCTGAACTTCCCACACTAAAAGCACCTGAACCAATTGCAATATTTTGAATTGAATTTCCGCAATTTGACAATGCATCTTGGCCTATGGCAACATTCTCATAACCAGTCGAATTATTTTGACAAGCCTGATAACCTAATGCAGTATTTGCATAACCCGAAGAATTTGTTTCCAACGCTTTGTATCCAACTCCAGTATTATTTGTTCCATTATCTCCAGTAGTATATGTATTATTATTTAAAGCTTGATAACCCAATGCAGTATTTGAATCTACACTATTACCTCCACGACCTATAGTCAAACCATTTATATTGCAATCTAGTGCCGAAGAAATTCCACCAGAAACTAATAATGCTCCAGCCGAAGATGATGCAGATGTTGTAGATGGAATATAAACATATTCACTTGAGGTTCCCAAAACTATTTGATTTGACGCATTAATTACAGCATTATATCCCAATGCGGTTGAATTTGAATAATTAGTATTATCGCAATCTGCACTATATCCAACAAAAGTATTATTACTTCCTGTTGTGTTAGTTGTTCCAGAATTATCACCAATATAAGTATTATAAATTCCACTACTATTTATTATACCAGATTGTGCACCAATTGCAACATTATTACTTCCTGTAGTATTAAGTAATAAAGATTCTGCTCCAATGGCTATATTATTATTACCACTAGTATTTGTTTTTAATGAAGCACTTCCTATAGATATATTATCATATCCACTAGCATTGTTATAAAGAGCCGTTTTCCCTATTGCGACATTATTATAAGGATTTCCAGAATTTGTTCCAGAATATAATGCTTGATAACCTATTGCGACATTATAATTACCAGTTGTATTATTTGATAATGCTTCATAACCCAATACAGCATTTGTAGAAATTTGACCTCCTCCAACACCAATAGTCAAACTATTTACATAAATGTCAGTATCAAATGTAGATACTCCTGAAACATTTAGCGTGCTCGACAAAGTGGTAGCGCCCGAAACTGATAATGTTCCATTAATAGTTGTATTTCCAGAAGAAGAACCTCCTCCAGATATAGTATTTCCGTTAGCATCAAGCAGTGTTGAATCAACAATAATATTTGTATTTGGAAGACCTAAAATATTTGAAATCCCCAAATTATTGCTATTGGAAATATTATTTCTTACAATGTTATTTGTTGCTGCATAATTAATTCCTCCATATTGTCTAAAAGTACTCATTTATATATTTTACTTTTATAAAAAGTGTAAAATATATTACGGAGAAAAAATATATTTTGCTAGATAAATCATATTTTTTTCATTTTTTAAAATATTTAGCTATACAAATGGGGTACAACGTTGAGATAGCTTTTGACATGATCAAGCACGGCAATGTGAGCGAACTGAAGGAAACAATCAGTTCTTTTGCATTGGATTTTAATTGTGATCATTATTATTATCATTATGAGATGGAAAATGATGTGAAATTTAAGCGCAACCATTGTGTTGTGATTGTAAATTTTGATGATAATGAAACATTTAATTGTGCTAGATTCGTAAAAACTATCAGAAGAATCAACGGCTTGCATATTGAATGCATTTATGAAGATACACATTTATGCAAGCTTATATATGCCTCCCAATATTATCTTAAAAATGTTGACAAAGACAAAGTGATTATTTACAACAAGTTCAAGAGAGAACGAAGTCATTCTGATAATGAAAATATGCTTCTAGAAGTTGTTCAAAAAAAACCGCGTTTTGTTTTATCTTCTTGAACGAGACGACGATGTTTTTGGTTTTAAAATAATTCGCATTGTTTTAGGACGAGGTGTAAGTAATTTTCTTCTTAATGAAGAAACACCTGTAGGTTTTGGTTTAAATCTTCTAGATCTTGGTTTAATTTTTTTTACACGCAAAGATTGAAGTAATGGTTCAAACCGAGGACTTTTAATTTGAATTTTTTTTGGGCGCGACGATTGAATTTGGACTTGTGGAGAGAAAAACATTTCTTCAGATACTGGTTGTCGTATAGATTCAAATTCTATTTCAGGTTCTGGTGCTGTTGGAGCAATAACAAATTCTTCTTCATGAAGAGGAAAATCTGCCATTAATCTCTCCTCTAATGGCATCTGGAATGATGGAACATTCAAAATATCAGCTAAATCATCATTTGTTAATTCATAATTAAAATGTTTAGAATTTCCATTAGAATTTACATCCACTTCAATATTTGCAAGATTCCCATCATAATCAATGTCCCAGTCAATTTTATTATAATTATCATTTCCAGGGCAATCAGTACCAGGAATAGAAGATATTAAGGTAGTTGTCCCTTTATTTTTGATATATGCCTTATTCATTTATAATATACCTTTAAAAAAATATAAGAGTTATTTTCTTAAAGAGAAATTTTGAAGTATTTTCGTTATACTTTTTTAAAAGTATAGATAAAATGAGCGTAAAATTTAATGAAGATTTTAATCATACATTTATTGTTGAAGATGTTATGAGTGATGATGAAGACAATAATTTTACTAATGAAGAGTTTGATTTAGTAAAAGATGAATCCGTTCAAAATGAAATTCTTC